CTCCGAAGAGGAGAAACCAATAGAGGTCATTCGAGACCTATTTACTCTTTTTGGAGAGATAATAACCAAAGAGAATGTTTAGTATTGATCAGCTTTGGGATCAAGCCATCAAGGATGGAAATTCCGCAAGACTAGATGCGGGCGAAACAGAGGCCTTAATTTCATGGGGCGTAAAATTCAAGCGTTACTTAGATTGGAACGAAGAGTATTGCTATGAGCTCATTGTTGCTTATGAGGGCGATATGTATAAAAAGCTACCCGATCTCTACGAGCATGTGCTTAAGGAGTATGGATGGAAGAAGGGGGTGTTGTCCCTCGCTTTAGCTAGGTGTAATGACAAGATCAGAACATATGAGGCTAGAATCAGAAACGTAGACGGAACACCTAAAGCGGATAACAAGAAGTATATAGACAACGCTTCTCGAGCTTTAGAAAACGCAATAAGTAAATCACAATCAATTCAATTCAAAATCAATAACTATGAGTAATACTAAATCTGTTTTTCAGACACTATCTGAGGTTAGTGTCAAATCTAAAATTGAACGCAAGGGCAACCTTGATTATTTGTCTTGGGCAAATGCCTGGTCAATGCTTAAAAAACTATATCCCAATGCCCAGAGAATTGTCTACGAAGACCCTAGCACTGGACTTAATTTTTTTACTGATGGCAGAACTGCATATGTAAAGGTTGGGATTCTTGTTAACGACATTGAGCATATTGATTACCTTCCAGTAATGGACTATCGTAATAGTGCGATATCTATAGAGAAGGTTACTAGCTTTGAGGTAAACAAGACTATTCAGAGGTCAACGGCTAAAGCGATTGCTTTGCATGGTTTAGGATTGTCTTTGTGGAGCGGTGAAGATATTCCGGTATCTACAAGCACTTCTGTTGTAAACGAAAAAGTAAAGGTTATTACTCTGCATGTAGACGATGAGAACTACACGAATAAAGTCCTTCCATATATTCAAGCAAATGTTGACATTGGCTTAGAGCAGATTGTAAAAAACTTAAAGACTAAGTATAAAATAACTTCTAGTGTTGTTAAAAACTTAGATGCTCAGCTTCAGTCTTTCTTAAACGGAGAGTAGTATGAGCAATATATTAGAATTGCTTAGCGATGATGAGAAATACTATGGGGAGTATGGGCAACAGTTTTTGTCCAACTCCGACATAGGAACTCTTTTGAATAACCCTAAAGAGTTTAGAAAGCCAAGACCGGAGTCAAAACCTTTGTTAGAGGGAAGGTATTTTCATACTGCAATACTAGAACCCGACAAGATAAAGAATTTTACATTGGTAGATTGTGCCTCTCGAAACACGAAGGTCTACAAGGAGGCTCTTGAGGATAGTGGTGAACAGATGCTTATGCTCACCAAAGAAGCTGAGGAGATTGATTCATTGACCAAAAGTATGATAGGCAACTATTCTTTTTACGAGTCTATTTATGCTGATGGTAATAAATATGAGGTTCCAGGGATTCAAGAAATCAAGGGTCATATGTGGAAGGGGAAGTGTGATATTATCATGCATAAGGAAGAAATCCTAATCGACCTCAAGACGACTAGCAAGCTCGATGATTTTCGTTTTTCCGCAAAGCGGTACAACTATGATAGCCAATGCTTTATCTATGAAAGGATTTTTGGAAAGCCTATGGTATTTTACGTTATTGAGAAGGGTACACACAGACTTGGTAAGTATACACCATCGGTGGATTTTATCAGAGGTGGAGAGCAGAAGCTTGAGAGAGCTCTGGAGGTGTACGGCAAATTCTTTGCTGAAGATGCACCTGAAAATGTTGACAATTATTTTATTTCGGAAGTATTGTAGGGACTGCTCAGCCTTACAATCATTTTATAAATGAGCATTAATTATATATATATGGCAGAGGACAAAATATTTGCTGATGGATTTCTTTTTAAGAAGAGAGAGACTGCTCCCGAATGGGTTGTTGGCTCTATGAGTGTTAAGGTTGATGAAGCTGTAGGCTTTTTAACATCTAACGCCAAGAACGGATGGGTAAATCTGAATGTAAATCAGTCTCGTGGTGGTAAATACTACATCGAGCTTGACACATTTGTGCCTAAGAAAAAAGAAAACGGATCTGCTCCACAAAAAGAAGTAGACCTACCATTCTAATTATTGGGGGGCGTTTAAACGCCCCCCTTTTTTATACTACAAAAACATGAGTGAAGGAATTATAACCATATTCAGGAACATTAAAGAGACTGAGCAACCTTTTTACAGGGGTGTTGATGCTATTCTTGAGAGAATTCGCAACGGAGCTTCAAAAGATCTGATCAAAAAGATACGGACATTAAAAGATAAGTCTGAAATTAATCAATTAAAGCAAGAATTACCTGCAATTTGTTTTTCTGGCAAGTTTACAAAGCGTTCTGACGGCTCTATAGCCTCACATAGTGGGTTTGTGTGCCTAGATTTCGATGGATATACCAAGCAAAAGGAACTTTTAGAGCAAAAGGAACTGCTTTCTAAGGATAAATATGTGTATTCTGTCTTTATAAGCCCATCTGGAAAGGGATTAAAGGCTTTAGTGAAAATACCTCAAGACATTGATAATCATAGGAATTACTTCAACTCCTTAGAGAATCACTTTAACTCTGAAAACTTTGATAAGACTAGCAAAAACATCTCTAGAGTCTGTTATGAGTCGTATGACCCACTGATTTATCTTAACGCCACATCTAGTGTTTGGACAAGCTTAGAGGAGCAAACATACCCAGAGCTTGACAAGTATAGAGACCGACCAACCATACCGATTACAGACGAGAATAAGATTGTAGAGATCCTTCTAAAGTGGTGGGATAAAAAATACCCTATGGTAGAGGGCCAAAGGAATCACAATATTTATGTCCTCGCCGCCGCTCTAAACGACTTCGGTGTTAATAAGTCATTGGCAGAGTACGTCACCAACAACTACCAGACAAAGTCTTTCCCTCTCTCTGAAATTAAAAGAACTATTGATAGTGCATATGCTCAGAGTCAGAAGTTTGGCAGTAGGTACTACGAGGATGAAGAGAAGGTCTCTCAGATAAAGACAAAGCTCAGGGGTGGTGTGCCAAAAAAAGAGATCCGTCATCAACTAGAGGAGTCCAATGTAGATGGCGGTATAATCGACTCCGTAATTTCTCGCATTGAGGAGGAGCAGTCGAGTCAAAAGTTTTGGACAAAATCAGACAAGGGCATTGTTAAGATAGTTCACATACTGTTTAAACAGTTCCTTGAAGATAATGGCTTTTACAAATATAATCCTGAAGGGAGTAAGAACTATGTGTTTGTGAGGGTAACCAATAATTTGATTGACCACACTTCCGAGAAGGAGATTAAAGATTTTATTCTAGACTACCTCTTAACTCTTGAGGATGCTTTGATTTATAACTACTTTGCTGATAACACTAGATTTTTTAGAGAAGACTTTCTCACCCTACTTTCCTCTATAGATGTATACTTTATTGCCGATACCAAGAGTGCTTGTTATTTATACTATAAAAATTGTGCATTAAAGGTTACCGACCAAGAGGTTACAAGCATAGACTATATAGACTTGGGAGGGTATGTTTGGAAGGATCATGTAATTGATAGAAACTTTGATATTGGCGATGTTAACAGTTGTGATTTTGAGCAGTTTATTGCTAACATATCAGCTCATGATGTGAATAGAATTAAAAGCATGGAAAGCACACTCGGGTTTCTGATGCACGGATACAAGGACTTGTCTTTCTGCCCAGCAGTCATACTTAATGACGAGGTTATCTCAGATAATCCTGAAGGAGGGACAGGTAAGGGTCTTTTAATGAACGCATTGTCTCAGATGAAGAAGCTGGTGGTTATTGATGGAAAGGCATTTACTTTTGAGAGGTCATTTGCTTATCAACTTGTGTCTGCAGACACTCAAATACTTTGCTTTGACGATGTAAGAAAACACTTTGAGTTTGAAAGATTGTTTTCTGTAGTCACTGAAGGGCTAACCCTGGAGAAGAAAAACAAGGACGCCATTAAGATTCCTTTCAGTAAGTCGCCTAAGATTGCCATAACAACTAACTATGCAATAAAAGGGGCTGGTAATTCTTTCGAGAGGAGGAAGTGGGAGCTAGAGCTTAATCAATATTATAACAAGACATTCACTCCGCTAGACGAGTTCAAGAAATTAATGTTTGGAGATTGGGATGATCAAGAGTGGAATCAGTTTGACAACTATATGATTAATTGCTTGAGCAGTTACCTAAGAACAGGTCTAGTAAGAAGCACGTTTGTTAATCTAAAAATCCGCCAACTGTCTGCCGAGACCTGTCATGAGTTTATAGAGTGGTGTGGATTGGTTCACAATAGCCCTCAGTCTGAGCACATACAAAAGTTAGACACTAGGGAGCGCGTGTACAAGAATGACCTATACCATGACTTTATACAAGACAACCCCGACTTCGCCCCCAAGGCTAAGATGACAATCTCTAGGTCTAAGTTTAATAAATGGCTAGTCGCTTATTGTATATACAAAAGTGAGGTTCAGCCAGAAGACGGGAGAGACAACAAGGGAAGATGGCTAAGATGTAGAAATAAACATGAGCTAGAAAAGGAAACTAAATTTGAATTTTAATCTATATAATTATGAAAACAATCAATCAAATCGACAGAATCGCATCAAAGCTAATCATACTTCAACAGTGTCAGCTTGAGATTATGGATGAACTAAAGGAGACTCCTTTGTATCGTCAAGACATAAAGTTTCATGTCAACAAGCTAGAGTCTCTACTTGAGGATTTTTTAAAGAAAGCTTTAAATCAATTAGATAGTGAGGAAAAAGAAGACTCTTTTGTTACTCTACAAAAGGGTGTGTCCAAGATTGTAGAATCAACTTTAGAAGAGTTGTTTATAGAGTCGGCTCGTGTTAGAGCTTAGACCCTATCAAAAAGACATTATTGACAAGGGGTCTTCTGTCCTTTTACGCAAGGGTTTTGTTTATCTAGCAATGGAGGTTAGAACCGGGAAAACTTTAACGAGTTTAGGCATTGCTCAAAAACTAGGGGCCAAGAATGTTTTGTTCTTGACCAAGAAAAAAGCCATCTCTAGTATTGAGCATGATTATGGCTTGCTTAATCCTGATTATAATATCTCTGTTATCAACTACGAGAGTATGCATAAGCTCCCAAATATAAAATGGGATATTATAATTGCTGACGAGGCTCATGGTATGGGGGCGTTCCCTAAGCCCAGCAAGAGGGCAAAGGATTTAAATAAACTAATTTATAGAACAAAAGCGAGGGTAATACTTTTGTCTGGAACCCCAACCCCAGAGTCTTATAGTCAAATGTATCATCAAGTATATGGGATTGCTAATAACCCTTTTTCTAAGTACAGAAACTTCTATGCCTTTGCTCAAGACTATGTAAAATTAACTTCAAAACGTATAAACGGATACGAAATTAAGGATTATGGGGGTGGATTAAGGCATATTTTAGACGTTATGGCCCCCTACACCATCTCATATAGCCAAGAGGAGGCAGGATTTGTCGTAGAGACGACAGAAAAGGTACTTGAAGTATCACTTCAGCCCTACACTTATGCTATTATGAATCAATTAAAGGCGAAATTAGTGGTTGAAGGCAAGGAGGAGGTTATTTTGGCAGACACCGCAGTTAAGTTAATGATGAAGATTCACCAGTTATCTTCCGGGACAGTAAAGTTTGAAAGCGGAAACTCTAAAGTGATAGATGATACAAAGGCTAGGTTCATAAAAGATAAGTTCACCAATCAAAAGATTGGTATCTTCTACAAGTTTAAGGAAGAACTCAACGCTTTGAAGTCTGTATTTAAAGATAAGTTGACTGAGTCTGTAGAGGAGTTTGACACTACAGACAAGTCTATTGCCTTACAGATTGTGTCTGGTCGAGAGGGTATTTCTTTGCGGATGGCAGAGTCTTTAGTGTATTATAACATTGACTTTAGTGCCACAAGCTACTGGCAATCAAGAGATAGAATGACAACCAAAGATCGATTAAGAAATAATGTCTATTGGATTTTTGCCAAGGGAGGTATTGAATCAGACATATATAAGGCTGTAACAAAAAAGAAGGACTACACCTTGAGTCACTTCAAAAAAGATTTATTAACTTAATATTAAACACCATGGACTATAGAGATTACGATTACAATTTGACAAAAGAAAAAAGCATTATTAAATTCATTAATTCATCTAAACTTCCACTACAAAGAAAAGAGATAAAGGAATATGCTATTAATTTAGGTATCAAAGACAGAACATTGTCTGATATGCTTAAAAGAAATGTTAAGCGAGCAAAAATAAAAAGATTAAGCTTCGGTCTGTATTTTTAATTATTTAAAACATTAAATTTACAAGCATGACAGAACAAGCAATACAGAACAAAAGAATCAAACAGCTTGAAGCTGACGGCTATTATGTTCTGAAGCTGATCAAGACTAATAAGAATGGTATTCCAGATTTGATTGCAATTCCCGCAGACTGTGGAGTGATATTCTCAGAGGTCAAAACTCCAAAGGGTAAGCTTTCTGTTTTACAAGAGTACAGATTAAAAGAATTAGAAAACCATGGTATTACTACAGAGGTCTTCAGAGGATAGGGGATATATACTAGACGATGAGTTCTTGCTCCAGGTAAAGTATTATAGCGTACACCTGATAGTTAGAATCGCCAAGTTCTTAGATAGAACAATATCTCAAATCAAACATAATGATTACGAGATACAAACGCTAGGTTGTGTCATTGACGACAACCCAGATAACCCCTTTTACTTTACTGTAGAGGCATACAGAGATGATTCGGGGATGGTTACTTTTTACAAGCTAAAAGAAATATATTTAGATAACTACTTAGATTTAATTAATTCAAATTGCTACTTAGATGAAAGAATGGGATAACACAGAGGCTATTGTAAACAAAGTCTTTGGTTTAAAGCTAGTTACGGAAACTCGTCAGCGACCTTATGTCGAGGCAAGGGCCGTGTTTTATAAACTCATGAGAGATGTTTATAAAAAACACTTACAGACGATTGGGAAAAAGACAAACAGGACTCACGCCTCTGTAATAAATGGAGTTAAAAATGCTAGAGATTGGATAGAGATAGACAATTGCTTTAGGAACAAATATAACGAAGCGTTGAGCTTGGTTGACTCTTACAACAAGACATTTGAGGCGTATCTTCCTGAAGATGAATTAGCTGAACAAAACTTTTTATTAAAACAAAAAATAAAATTATTAACTTTGCAAGTGAATGTTCTTCAAAAAAGCATAGACACAATGGAACGCAAGGGGCAACCTTTTAAAGATTTATTCAATAGAATAGAGCATCAGTTTAGTGATGATTCGGAGCTTGCCAATGGTTTAATTAATAAATTTCTTAATGGAATATCTGTTTGAAAATATCGAAGAAGTGCTAGAGAAAAGATGGTGTAATAAATGCAAGATTGATTACTTGCTTCACGTAGATGCCATCATGTATAGTAACTTAGGAGCTGACTCTACGCAGAGAGATAGAGATAGAGTGAAGCGAAAGTCAAGAAAAATTTACAATAATATTAAAAAAATAGATAGGGAAATTGGAGAAAGATTCTTATCTTCAATGGATAAATTGTAACACAATGCCTTTCAGCCGTTTAGTAAACCCTCAAGTGATATACATTAACACGTTAATGAAGGAGCTAAACTCATTGAATGACGACCTCTACGAATCTTTAATGGACTCAGAGTCAGATCACGCTATAGTTGCGGCTAAAAGCATTGTAAGTCGCTTACAAGACGTTATAGAAACATTAGAGCGTGGATAAAGAAACTCCAGAAGTTGTTATTCCAAGGATTCGCCTTAAAGAGGACGAATACAAACTTATTTTAGAGCATAGGGCCTTACAAGACGAGTGCGAAGATGTTGGTATCCCCTTAGAGAATGTAAATCACTATTGGTATAAAGGCAAAAGCTTTTCTCTTCATGTAAAAAAAGACACTATATCTTATAGCGAAGTCCGGAAAGAACTTCTAGAGGAGCTCGACAACTACTCGCCTACATATAAAAATATAGAGAGGAAAAAATCATTAGACCCTCACTGTTTAGTTATAGATCCTGCAGATATTCATATCGGTAAACTATGTACATCTTTTGAGAGCGGTGAAGACTACAATACACAGATAGCTGTAGCTAGGGTAATTGAGGGAGTCCAGGGTATTTTAGATAAGGCTTCTGGATTTAATATTGATAAGATAGTTTTTATAGGAGGGAACGACGTGCTTCACATAGACACACCCAAGAGGACTACAACGGCTGGAACTCCTCAAGACACTGATGGCATGTGGTATAATAATTTCTTAATAGCTAAAAAGCTATATGTAGAAGTCATAGAGCACTTACTTGGCGTTGCGGACGTAGACTTTGTTTTTAATCCCTCAAACCACGACTATACCAACGGATTCTTTTTGGCAGACGTCATTCAAAGCTGGTTCAGAAAGAGCCCAAACATAAAGTTTGATTGCTCTATATCTCACAGAAAATATTTAAAATACCACAACAATTTAATTGGCACGACACATGGTGATGGAGCAAAGTCTCAAGATCTCCCGTTGCTAATGGCTCAAGAGTCGCCACAGAATTGGGCAACCACAAAGCATAGATACGTTTACACGCACCACGTTCACCACAAGGTGTCTAAAGACTACATAGGAGTCACTGTAGAGAGTTTAAGAAGCCCTAGCGGAACTGACTCTTGGCATCATAGGAATGGGTATCAACACTCACCAAAGGCGGTAGAAGGCTTTATTCACCACCCAGAACACGGGCAAGTTGCTCGACTAACTCACTTGTTTTAAGATGAAAAAAAAGTTAAGGTTTTTGTTATTAATTGGAATTAATATATTATTTTGGCTCTCTCTAATACGGCTTTGCTCAAAAGTCTTTGAATAATTAAATTAAATACAATGGAAGAAGCAATTGACGTTTTATACAATAGGTATAAGACTTATGGTTATGTAACAGACGAGGATGTCGCTCGGTTAAAGAAAAAGTATAATGAACTTCACCCGGAGTCTAAGAACCCAATCAACTACGTCCAGACAACTACGTGAAGTACACAGTCAGGTATATGTTGTACAGACAGCTAGATCCTAAAGCTTATTGGGAATTAAAGGAAAAAACTTTTGAAGACAAAGAAGACGCTAGTACCTTCATATCTAATATAAGTGAAAATGTCGCTGTTAAAAATATTTCTATTCAACCCGTTCCTTAAAAATATTGACTTTGCATCGGCTGTACCGCAGTTCGGGATATATATTAGGAGTTCAGCGATGAACTGTATGTTGATGTAAAAATAAAGAGGGGGCGTTTAAACGCTCCCTTTTTTAATTAAAAAAACTATTTCTAGACTTTTTAGATTTAGACTTCCCAGAGCCAAAGAAACTACTGCCTGACCCAGACTTTCTTGATCGTTTAGGAGGGGTTTTGTAATTATACTCAAGGTCTTTCATTTCTCTCTTCCTTTTAGCCTCCTGTTTCTTTTCCTCTTTAATCGCCTCTCTTTCTTTATAGCCTTCGGACTGAGAGCCAAATGTTCTTTCCCATAAGCCCCTATCATACCTTTTCATATCGGTCTCATTATCATACTGACCCAGCTTCTCTTTTCTTATTTGAGAATCAGATTTAGCTTTAGGTCTATATGAAGAACTAATTCCAAGGACATCGTATACATTATCTTCACTAAAGTCTCCTTGGAAAAAGTTTGAAAGTCCAATAAATGGATCAAACTGAACACCTAATAGAATCTCAACTAGAACCCTTACAGCGCTACTTAAAGACTTAGACTGACCATCATCCTTCTCTTTCTTTGACAACTTAGCTAGTCTAGTAAACTTTCTTGATAATGAACTAAAAGGATTTACCACAGAGTCAACTGGTCTACCTCCCTTGCCGGTCATCTTATTAATCGCCTCTTCAGCGGCAGCTCCGAAATAAGGAATCTGATATATAAGATTAAGACCCATCATTGCTTCCTTCATCTTAGCTAAGGCCTCTTCCCTATCTTCGTCTTCTCCTTTAATAAACTTAGATATGTTGGCCGCTAATGCAAACATTACGTTAGCTACTCCAAGATTAAGGACAAGGCCTCTAACGCTTTTAGCCGATGGGTTCTCTCTCTTGCTTATCGACCTTAATATATTGGTTGTTGACTGCATAACCTTATTCATCTGCAAGAATAGCGTGCTTCCGAACATGGTAAAACCCCGAACTAAGGAGTTGCTATTCATCTGCAAAGGTATCTTGTCAGTGCTTCGCCTTGATTGCTGAGTGGCATTATAGTCTTCAAACTTTGCAAGAGCATCAGCCTCACTCATTCCATTAGCGATGTCTCTGTTGTAGTTAATCATATACCCCATAACTCCAAGTATGTCACCAAATACAGTAGGGCTACCAGCCGCGGCTTTTAACATTTTAAAGGCTCTATTTTTTTGCGACTGAGATGCGGGCTTATAAGTTACCGAGCCTGTCTCAAGACCATACACATCTCCTTCTAGACCTTTAAGTAGACGTTCTTGAAACATTGGAGACATATTCCAAGCTTTTTTAATCTGTGAAGGCATGGTGACTGCAACTTTAGCTCCGTCAACCATAAACATCAGAAGGTCAAGCCCTGGAATTTTTGATTTTCCTTTACCTCTGTAGGAATAGTCTTCAAAAGCGTTTACAAAAGACGTAGACTGCTTAAGGATTTGAACAGCCTTAAAGGCTAGGGCAAAACCTGTATACTTAGTCATGAAGTTGTCAATTAAATTTGCTTGAATTGCAGACTTCCCACCATTAGGATTAACAGCGTAGTTTATTGCGTTCTTTACAGCACTGTTAAGGCCGCTCTCGTTTAGCAGAGTATTAACAGACTTAAACTTAAATATAGAGTTCATCTTCTTAACTCCCTTAGCATATGCCTTATACCTCTCAATAGTTTCAAAGTGATTTTCAAGAGTTGAGGTAAAGTCTGAGCCTCTAAGGTCTACATCTCCCGTTAGGTCAACCCTCTCTTTTAAAGCGGGAGCGGTCTGAGCATTAAACACACCGCTAAAGTCTCCATTCTCTAGTAAGTCAGCATTAACTTTAGTTTGAATGGTTTGAGTTGGAAAGTAGTCATCCACATACCCTAGGTTTACATTGTTAACATCAGAGTAAACATCATTAGTTTTTTCAAAGTATTCTGTGCTTAAGTATTCTACAGTCTTGTTAACAAACTCAACTACTTCTTTGCCTAAAATAGCCTCAATTTCCTTTAGTTTCTTATCAGTAAGCCCTTGAGCGAGTAGCTTTTTACGTTGAATCTCATTCTTACTAAGGGCATACAGCCTCATGAGTTGGTCTGCGTTAAACTCGACGCTAGAAAGAGATACGCCTCTTGAAGTCTTAAGACCTGTTATTTTATGGACACCTGTAGCAAGCTTTCTTTTAATATCCTTATAGCTGTTTATGCCGTCAATAGTCTTTGCTATTTCGTCCATCTTGGATCGAGTTCCTTGAAGCCCCTTTGTGTACGCACTCTCCATTCTATTGAGGGCGTCGTATACATTCTTTTTGAAAAAGGAACCAGCCTTATCAAGGCCGTTGGCAAGTGTGCCCAAGTGCTTTAAGTTATTACCTATAGATTGAATCATCTTTCCCACCTTAGTATAAGAAAACTCCTTAGCGTATTTATTTATAGCATCACCTAGACCTTCGCCAAATAATTTAATGCGCCTAGCATCTCTATCAGCATCTAGTTGATTTTTATCCTTTGGCTTGCCGCCGTCAAAAAGCTCCGAGTAGCCATCCTCAATATTTTTGTCAGCTTGATTCTGAACTTCTTTAACCTCAGCTCTGAACGCGTCAAGTTTTTTCTTAAGCTCCAAGCGGCCACCCTCTTGACCTCTTTTAACGTCTTCTAGTAATTGCTCAACCTGTTCAAGGCTCATGTCTCTAAGGCCATCTACAGACTCAAATATCTCTGAAGCATATAGCTGAGACTTTTCTTTGTTTGTTAATTCTGAAAAGTCTTTCTGAAGTATTGTGTCAATATCAGGAAATAAAGATTCTTTTATACTTTCAGAATCAATCTTCACGGGTTTGCCATTTACTTTTGCAAGAACCTTATTCAGCACAGTCTTCATGACCTCAAAGAACTGCTGGCTGTCAGCGTCTACAGACTTTGATTTCTTTGCAGATTTAGAAACTCTTTTAAGAATATTATTTATTAAAGTATTCTTGTATTTACTTTCGGACTTATTATACACGTTAGCCATATAATCCATAAAGCTATTTATAGAGGAATCATTAAGGACATCAACCTTGGCAAGTCTATTTAATATCCTTTGAGCCTGCGCATTTGTTATAGAACCCTTTTTAACTAGAGCCTTAACATTTTCAGTTATCAGGTTAGTGGCTTCTTTCATGGCCTGTTGTGCGGTCTTAGCTCCTTCTTGTAGGTCATTTAGTCTCTTAACATATAATTTTTTATCTGTTGTTGTTATCTCCTTACCAAAGTTAGAGTCGAGAGACGCTTTAGATGGTGACGCCTTCTCCTTTAACCCGAACTCTTTTCTAAGTTCTCTTACCGCTTGTTCTCTTACAACATCAGTTGATTCTTTATAGACTTTAGAGTTTTTTAAAAGCTTAAGCGCACTAGGAAATACATCTTTAAGATTTACAGTTTTTGTAGACCCCCTAGAAGGGAATGCAGACATTTTGTTTTTATAATTATTTTTTGCTTTAACTTTTATTCTTTGTATAAGATTGTCTATCTGTTTTTTTACACTATCAGAACCAGGGACAAGGTCTTCTGTTATTTTGGCTTTTGTGTCAGCCTCGATACCTGACATTGCTTCAGACACAACATCAGATTCAAATCCTCTTTTTTCTAGCACTGCCTTTATAGCTATTTCGGAGTAACCAAGACCTCTTGCTTTCTCTACAAATGTTCTTACCTCCTCGTCAGATGAGTCTGTCATTAACTGAAGTGCGTCACTTAGACCTTTAGCTTCAGCTCCAGCAAATACTTCGTTACCCGATAGCAAGTCTACATTAACACCTTTAAGAAATTCACTAAGAGTTATGTTCTCTAGCTGGTCAGGTGAGTATTGAGATAACCCGGTCATGTTTTTAACAAAAGAATACAAGTCCTGTAGCCAAGTTTTAAAACTTATTTTTTGAGCTGCAGTAACAAAAGCCTCTCCCTGATCTCCAATCGCAGTAGCCAAGGCCTCTTCTAGTATATATGCGTCTATAGTTTCTTGACTAGCACCGTCTTTAAGCATTTGCTTTACAACCCTCTTATACTCTGGGCTTTCTTTAATCTGTGTCTCATACGCAGTGCCTTTTATAAGGCTCATTCCCTTTTTAAAAAGCTCAGGCTTGGCCTCTTTGGCTACGTTAAGCCATATGTGACCAAACTCATGTATGGGAGTGTTGAAGTTTTCTAGACCTGGGTTTAAGTACAGCTTACCATTCATTACAGCGCCATACACCTTTTGACTTTTTGTCGATAACGACTTAGAGTTTAGGTCTTTAGTCAAAGCATCAAAGTCTTCTTGACTAGACATAACTTCCACGTTAGGAAACGCTCTTTGAAGAAGGCTCACAAACTTTTTATTCGTGGTTGTTTCAGGAGATGATAATTTTCTAGACTGACTAGCGCTCATAGAAGCGCTTCTCATTTCATTTGACCTAGCCTCTTTTGATGTAATATTTCTTTTTGAAGCAGGCTTGGTTTTTGTGGCAGCAACTTTTTTCTTTACTAGACCAGCCGCTTTAGCATTAAGAGAGCTCATTGAAGACTTATACATATTCCAAAAAGGAACAGTCTCTTTCAGTAAGCCAACAGCTTTTCCTCTTATATATACTGGGTAGTTTTCATGCTTAGGAAGCCCTTCTGCTTCTTGCTGATCTCTTGTTAGAATGGCTTCGCTGGCCGTCTCTTTAGTTATTGGGTTTCCTTGTTTGTCAGTAACCTGAAGAACTGTTGTTAGTGCTCCTGCAGGCAGGTCTGATGCAAACTGTTCTATATTTAAATCTCGTATGTCCTCAATTGTAATTTTATTCTGTTGGAGTATCCCTCCTAATTGAGTTTCAGCTTGTACATTTTTTGAAGGAACAAGCTTTTTCATTATATCGGCCTTGGTATCTACATCAAGACCACTTATAAGAGACATCATTTCATTAATGTTCTTTGCGCTATTCGCAATACCTCTTACTTTTTCTACAGAACTTTTTTTGAATTCTTGAGTTTTAAGCTTCTCACTCATCAACTCAAAAACTTTATCTTGAGTATCGCTGTCTAGTCCGTTTACAGACTCTACAAAAGTCTCTAGTATAGCAACATTTGAGTCTACAGCGCTAGGGCTCATGTTGTATACCACAGAAAAATCTGATTTTATAGCACCGTTAATTATTTTTTTAGCCGCAACTTCGTCAATAGAAGCCCAAGCAACCTTACCGAACATCTCCTCCATCATAGGGAAGAAAGGCCCTCCCATTCTCTTTAATTTTTTATTACCTACTTTAACTTCACCCACTTTTAGCTGATCTGCCATGACTAGGTTAACTCTTTTACCAATAAGCTCACTCAGCCCCATCCTCTTTACTTTAGCTGCTAGCTTTGAGTTTTCTTTGACATCTATCTGATAAGTTTTTACGTTGGGCGCTGGGTTGGTTGCGTCAAATGCCTCTTCCTCTAGCTTGGTTTGATTTGTAGGATCCTCCATCATCTCAACCGCCTCTTGAACCAAAGCGGTTTTTTTCTTTTTCGGAGTAACTTCAGTATCTAATTGAAGCTGAGCGTCTACATTGTTATTTGCTTGTTCAGGAAGAGCCTGCTCTAAGCTTTCTATCTCGGCCTCAATCTCAGGCGTCGTCTCGACTTGGGCTTCCCCGCTAGGCTCTGTGAACTCTTGCTCAACTTCTTCTGTAACGGTTTGTTCTTGGGTGTCTCCTTCTCCCATTGTTTCGCTAACTGTGGTTTGTTCTTGTACATCCACGCTCTCTGTGCTTGACTCTTGAATGGCATCGCTCTCTGCTTTTAGTTTGGCTTTATTTATTTCACTTTGAGATCTTAGCCTTTCTTTCCTTTCTTCCGTCTGGTTTTTAAGCTCAGGATCATTCTTGACATCAAATGTCGTTCCTGCAAAAGACTTGTCGTCTGCATTTAAAGACTCAGTATAAATATCTAAACCAACTTGTTCTCCGTTTATAAAATACTGAGCAGGCTTAACTAGCTTTCCATAAGCATATGTAAGAGGAGCCTTACCAGCTCCCCCTATGGTTTCAAAGCCTATTTCTCTGGCGTCTAAGTCTTGACCTGCAAAAAGCCTTGCCGCAGTCTCTCCTACACCACCGCCGACACTCTCTGCTCCTAGAGCAACAGCCGCTCTCTTTCCTTTGCCCGCGCCTTTTGCCGCTAGCTTTCCAATATACTTTCCTCCAAGCCCAGCAGAATATCTGTCTATTATACCAATAATAGCGCCTCTTCCTGCAGACTTTGTTCTGATCCGACGTAGGGCGTCGGCATCATTAAGCACAATACTAATATTTTCTTTATTAAAATCTAAGCCTTTAGCCTCTACTTCCTCTCTTAAAAACTCTGAAAAAGATATTCCTGTCTCTAGGGCGGCGCCTGATGCTCCAAAAGCAAAAGGCAATGATGAAATAGCTCCACCAATAGCACCTGGGATTGCGCCTATGCCACCGAAGGCAGAGCCACCTACAGCTCCAGCAGTAGCTCCAGTCCCCACTGTTGCCCCAACGGCTCCAGCGGAAGCTTTGTTAACCATCTGTGCTGTTGTCTGTGCAGCTAACTGAGCCATTAATGAAATCGGAGCTGTAGATAGACCCTTTATAAATCCAAAAAGACCTCCACCACTCTCATCATACACTTCATTAAACCTCTTCATTTCATCCGTCTGACCCATTGAAGCTAGCTCTTCTTGAGCTGCAAGGAACTCTTCAATGTCTTTCTCTGAGGTGTTTGCCCCTTTAAACATTAAGTCATAGGACTCATCAGCGGTGTTACCCTGCACATATCCCTGTTCAGCAGACCTATATATGTCTCCCACAAAATCAGCAAACCCCGATACTATAGGAATGTTTTTGCCTACAACTCTTTCAATAAGGGTATCTTTCTCACCCGACTGAGGAGCGGAACCAGCCGATGTGCCACTGACTTCCACCTCTTGTGCAGTGGATTCCATACCATCCTGCGGAGGCGTGGAAGGCAACTCGGAGTCTTCTTTTTTTTTTAAAGGATCTTGACCAAGAAAATACTTTTCATTAAAAGCCTCTTGTCCTTTTGTAAAGTAGCCTTCCCTTTCGGCAACGCCATACACTTTATCTTGGTAGGATTTGTCCTGAGTCTGATTAGCAAATTCATCAAAAGACTTAGTGTAGAAACCATCTCTACTTAAAACATTCCAAAGCTTCTCTAACTCGTTCATCTTGTTTTATTATAGTAATTAATCTAATTCGCCTGTCCCCTCAGCAGGAGGCCCAAACTTAGTTTGAGGAGCATTTACAATCTCACCCCTAGCGTTTTGACCTGTTCCAAAACCTGATCCGTCACCTGTGTTAATACTTGAGCCAGTTCCGTAGTTAGGCCCCTGTAAACCACCTCCCTGTGCCTGCCTTGATGAACTTCTTCTTGATTCTAGAATCTCCTCTAAGGCATTACCGAGCTCTTGACTACCGGGCTTGACAATATATCTTTTCTGTGTAACTGCGTCAAATATTTCAAGTGGCCCTGGATCGCTAGTAGTTGAGCCAGGAAGCTGCTTTATAACAAAAGGATTTGGAGCTCTATTCGCTGATGTTTGAAGGTGTAAGCTATTAAGTGTTTCAATTAATTCTTTAGATAGTCTAACTGTATTATCAATAGCTGTTAGATCTTCTTTAAGTTGATTCTTTGACGCATTAAAGCTAGTATCGTCAAACAGATAAGTACTAGCCGTATCCTTGGATGAGGTATCACTAAAGACTCTTCCTGTCTTTTTCTCTCTATTTATATAGTCTGCAATATCTTTTTTACTTATAGGCTTACCGGTAATAAACGCAGCATGAGAAGTTATCCAAGTCTCTCTGTCAATCTGGTTACCCTCCGCATCAACAAGACTAATGGTTTTAGTCTGATAATCTTTTGGGTCAGTAACAACAGTTCCATTAATTTCTGGAGCGTAGGTAAACACTAGTGAATTTTCTCTTCTCTCGACCTTCTTTATGTTTGGATTGGTTCCGGTCTGTTGTTCAACTCGAGCCGTTAGGGTGGCCTGATCTCCACTAAAGAAATCCTCCATCCTATCTATATCTATAGCCACATTATCTTGTCTTAGCCCCTCAGCCCTCGCTTGAGTTCGGTCTATATCTTGTCTTTTAGTCTCAATAGCCCCCCTAACGCTGTCTTGAAGACCATCGAATGCCCACTGTTGCACTGTCTTCGTCTTATTACCAATAGTTAGGTTTCTTTCTACATCGGGAACTCTTCTTCCGTCGTCTCCGGTAATTAATAAAATCTTTGTGGGGTCTGAGTCTGCTATCTCCTTACTCAAAGTAAAGTTATCACTGCTCACTCCAGAGTTTAGTTCAACAACAATCTGAGCCACATCTACATCGTCAGTCATCATAGACTCAATTGCGTTAGATTCCGCCCCTACGTAGTCATCATTTAAAAACGCGCTTGTTGTCTTAGCCCCGGCTTTTGTAAAGAACTCATTTGTAGCGAGAATCTTAACCGCAGAACTCACCTCCGAAGATATGTTAATTGATTTTCGTTGAATGTCTTCATCAATAGACAGGGTGTTTACGTTTATAAGCTTGTCTGGATCCGTTATTACCTGTCCATTTTCATCTTTCATAGCAATATACCCTATGTATGTTTCTGGGTCTATATAGTATGTGCTATTATCTGAAAACATTGCTCTTTCACGACGACTATTCTCCCATACAGTTTGCGCAGAAACTGTACCATCGGCTAGAGCTTTATCGTTTGCGGCCCTTCTTGTTGCGTAAGTATCAATACTCCTCTTTATGCCCTTTGCTTGGTTAAGGATAAGCTGTCTTTTTTTAGCAAACTCCCTAGGAGTTATCTCTAAGTTTTTCATCTGCTGAAAAGCAGTATTAGTTGCTGATGCCATGGTATCAGTAGCACCAAACGCCCATTCAGAAGCAGTAAGGGGAGCGTTTTCGCTAACCTTAGCTATACTGTCTAAAGTTTCTTGAGTATTTTTTTCAATTAAATCCCTTTTCTCCTGCCGCCTAACGGATTCAGCTTCTAAGTCATTGCTTAATTTCGTTCCAATACCAGCCCAATCAACATTTGCTTTTAATGGGTCTCTTTTTTTAAACTTGTAAAACGATTTAGCCATATAAATTTACTTAGTTGTTGTATACATTCTAGAACCTTGCAAAACTATCTTGCATTTGTTGAATAGCCGACCGTGTTCCTTTTTTTGATTTACCTCTACCAAAAAGGTAACTTGTGTCAAAGTCTCCCATGTTTTTAAACAAGGGGTTAAGGAGTTCGTTACCAACAAATGCATTGAGGCCCCCTGTTAATGCTTCATTGGCAGATGTGTTCGCAAGTCCGGCCGCTTCAGCATACATTGCGGCTGCCTCTTGAGCCCCTTCTGCTTCAGTATCTGCAATTAGCTGCAGCTCATTGTTATTTCTCTCTTCATTTAGAGCGACAGCCACATCTCTTGCATATAAGTCTTTAGCTATCTTATCTCTTTGCTGTTGGTTTGCATTAACCGCCAATGCCTGTAAGCCGCCTAAGCCGCCTAAAAGACCTCTAGCGCCTGTCTGCTGAAGGGCGTCTATCCCTTGTTGTTGTTGACTAGTTATTTCCCTTTGAGCATTTTCGTAGGCCTCCATAGGGACGCGCAACGCTTCCATCTCGTTTATAGAGGCAAAACCTTTAGCTTCAGCTATGGCTTTTTGTGCCGCGGTCTCAGCCTCTCTCATCAATCCTTTTGATCTAGCAGCTTGCGCGTAGCTCATTCCTGCTCCTAGAAGTTGCGGTGCGGCTTTTAGTGCCGCGCTTATAACATACCCTGGTATTACCATAACTTTATAATTTGAGTTAATACAAAGGTAACGAAAATCATGGATATGATTTAAATATACTAGACTCTACAGTAAATAGCTCTACATGGGTAGTGCTTGTGTTTGTTAAAGTGAACTCACAATAATATCCCATAACTCCTTGGGATTCCGCTTGTGGGTTTTTAACGGCAAAAATATAGTTGCCATTAGCGGGGGCGGTTCCTGTTAAAGTTACCGTAAGAGTCTTTCTGTCTGCCGATACAGCCGTTAGGGAACCAACCTCCAATTCTGGATTTAAGTCCTTGTATATCTTATCGCCAATGCTAACAATGGGGTTTATCGCAAAAGCAAATACTAGCGTGTATGTAGCCCCCACATTACTAACTGTAGTCACATTGCCTATGCCATCAACAGACCTCATGTGAAAATTAACGGGAGACTCATTCGCCCTTATAGAGGCATAGTAGCTTCCCTCTTTTAAGTCATACCACGCTGAGTTTATAACGCCAGTCTCTAGGTTTGTCTTGAAGGCGGCTCCCCAAGGACTGTTTGCCTCTAAGGATAAAGTCTTAAATTTTTTAGATGCTGTAGGCTCTATATTAAAAACACTTGTCACTGTAGAAGGGTAGCTTACATTGTAAAACTTATTTCTACCTTCATTTGTGTTATGCCTGTATAAATTACCCGCTTTAAAAGTATATAGGTAATTGTTCATTCCCATTATATACTCAGGTATATAAGAGTAAAAAGAAGGAAACCCTTTAACTGACTCGCTATATGTTATAGTATAATCACTCATGACACACATCCTATTGTTAGTTCATACTGTGTTTTTCCCGCAGGTATAATCTTAACAACTGCCTGCGTTGGGTACTTTGTTGTCTTAGGGACTGAAAATGACCCACTTGCACTAACATTCGTGCTTGTGTACACCACCCCGTTATAAGTAACTTGAAACTCTATTGTGGTGGCAATTACTCCAATGGTATATGTTAAAACAAATGTATTTAACGCTGCCCCCACATTTCCAAGTTCTACAGTAAACTCTCTAGTCACTGCGTCGTTTGCATTAATCTGCGCTCCACAAGGAATGGTTGTCTCACCCATATCAACTTCATCGTCTTTTATAGACAATACATATTCGTTCATATATGGGTCATAGCCCCCTAGCTTTTGTCCATCAAAATACTCAATAAACCTATCCCTAAACCAAGAACGCATACCATAGTTAGATATTATCTCTAGTTTTTCGCTAGGCCCCGAGCCTGTTAATTTTAAAACTGCTCCTCTTTTGGCATCAGTAAAATAACGATCAAAACCATAGGCAGTAAAGCTCTCCGGATTTAAACTAATACCATACTCTTCAATTCTTGCAATCTGATTGCCTATAACCTCTGGTATTGAACTTATAATTCCACCTGTCCCTGGAGAGCTTATGAGGTTTTTAGACGCTAGAACATAGCTTATTTTATCCTCTTGAAGAACTAAAATGTCTGTTGCCCTAGAGTGAAGCTTTTGAATAGCGCCAAAGTTTTGCTCTAAGTCTTTAAAATTAACAAGAGCCAAATTAAACTCATTTAAATTATTGACATTTGTCGTGGGTTGATACACTCCGCTATATGTCAAGCTAGAGTCATTTCTTGTTTGATTATATCCCTCTGCGCTTACGCCATTAACTCGACTCCCTATAGCTAGGGGATCTCCAGCTATTAAGTCCTCAATCTTATAGCCTTCTACTCCGTTTCCAAAAGTATATGCGTTAAAAAAATCTAAATTAACAATTGCTGGTTGAGAGCCTGTTTGCGTTTGAGCGTTACCTTGATGAAATCTATTGGTGATAGAAAAACTCTGAGACCCTTCATAGAAAATACCCTCTGCAACGCTAGGGGCTTTAGTTTCAAATACCAAGAAATTAATAGTTCCCGCTATGCTAATGCTTCCCTCTGTTTCTATTTTAGCAACTAATTGACCATCATTATTTGTGAATATGTCTAAAACTTCAACTTCTACAAGGTTATTTAAAGGCCCGAAACCATCTACCTTACATATTAGTGTGTCTCCTATAATAAACTTTGTTTGATTTTCGCCCTCCAAAGGAAGATAGGTAGCGGTGTCTGCCCCTCCGCCAATTTCAGCTTTTGTTCTTTGTATGTAAATAGTTTCAAAATCACCTTGAGAGGCTTGCAGTGCAAACTTATATCGAGATGCCCATGGTGGCGCAAGGTTGTTTATTGTTGCTTTAAGGTAGTTCCTAGTTTCTGACGAGCGGACAGGGACAAACTGATTATTTGTCTCAGAGGTTAGCACAGTAGAGTTTCTCCCCTGCGCGTCCATATACACTATTCCTAGTTGATAGCCTCTATTGCTATGAAGTGTCCTATTAAAATCGGATTTTATATAACCAACAACAGGGTCTACAACCTCAGAATAGAAGGCAAGTTTTATACTACTGTCCCCTTCAAGAGTATACATCATCGCAGGAGCTTGCAGTTGAATTACGTTAGCATTAACCACAGTGATTCCAAAAGATTGATTGTTGGTTCCACTTCCGTTGGGAGCAGTTCCAATAAAGGTTCCGTTCTTATTCCAAGGGGTTGTAACCCCTTGAACATCGTCAAAAGGATTAGGCATTGCACAACCAAACTTGTCTCCAAAAGTTAATCCTTGACAAAGATTAGCCGTATTTTGCATTGTTGTACTACCAAGAGCTGCTTGGAATGTGGTTCCTGCAGCAATCCAAGCCTGTATATTCGCATAGTTAGCGTCTACAGTTATACTTATAGAAGTCCTAAAGGTGTTAAATGTAAGTGTAGAATACCCTGATATAGTAGTGGTTTGTTGTTTAAATTTAAAGCCAAGCTCTATTGTAACTATGTCTCCGGTCTCTAGGTTTGCATTTGTAAAATTAAGTTGAGCAGCAGAGCCTGCCACTGTAAAAGCGGGACTAGTAAATCCATCATTATAGGCTGTGGCACCATTTTTAACTTCCGATAAAATCTCGTCCGTACTTATAGCTGACTCACTAACTATCTCAGTAGTGTAGTTTATAAGCAACGGCTCTCCGTTAGGGTTTGTTACGTCATACCCCTCAACATAGTTTCCATAAAAAATACGGTTACTCATGGTTGTTTGCGCCTTTGCTTTTAAGGGGACATTGTCAAATAATCGTAAAAGCTCATCTGAAGCTAGGGTAGTAAAGACTTTGTTGTTAGAAAAATCAACCGTCTGAGTGGTGTTGTCCGCCCAGCCTTCTTCTTCTTTGTTAAACTTCTGAATTACATTAACTACGTTTGTGTTGCTTACCTTAAAACATAAGTCTATGCCTATGACGCTAGCGCCCCCAGTGTCAAAAGAAACAGCGGCAGCGTTAAACAAATTTCGCATACCAGTGTTTGAATACATCTCTAACGTGACAAGGTATGGCCCTGGGCAAAATGCCGCTTCTGAAAACTGAGATAGTGCGCTATACTGAAGGTTCTCATACTTATAGCGATACGCAAACGAAACAAAGTTTGTCTCCATAAAATCATCATCCCCGCTTACATTTTTTAATGTAAATGTTGGAGATGTTATAGGGGCTGGTCGTAACACACTAATGTCTGCCTCAGTAAAAGAGTTGGCGTATTGTCTATTTACATCAATAACCCTTGGTGGGTTTAAATCGTCTGTAAAAAACAAGAAGTTATCTATTAAGTCTACCCCCGTGACTAAGAACTTAGGATCAAAGTTTAAAACAGATGTAGAGATTAAGTGATAGTTAAGGGCTTGAATGTTAGTATTGTAGGAAACCACCATGTCTACGCCTCTAGTGGGGTCGTGAACAAACCAGTACATAGTCTCTGTTGTCCCGTCCTCGTAAGCCCCAATACAGACAGTGTTTGCGCTTAAAGCAGTTCCGTTATGTTCTAGTGTGGTTATTTGCTCATTGCCCTTTGTGTTCTCTACCGCTCCAATAGTAGTACCCTCAGTTGAGCCTAATCGTATATTCAGAGCATCTCTATACTCGCCCATAGGGAGTATTCTTTCATCGACGCTTTTATTCATGCGCCCTTTTATGAAATTAGTTTGTATGTCCATGCTACTTAAGCCACTTATTCTGACCTCGCAAGTTCATAAGCAGACGACCAGGGTGAATGTTACTGATTCTTATCTTGGCATTTCTTAACAATGCTGTCTTTTCTTTTCTAGACCTACCAACAATATACTCTTGAACGCCTAGCTTAGAGGATAAGATGGCGTATTTAATGTGAGCATACACATAGTCTTCAAATAGTTTATTTACGCTTATAGAGGCGATATCTCCACCTTCCATTCCATCAGATACATACTCAAGTATTGCTATCTTATCTAACATCCCAGAGCTGAAGTTTATAACGCCTGCAGACTTATCAATTCTAAAAGTAGGATTAGCGTTTGCCGTTTCAGTATTTAGACCATATCTAGCTCCTACATTGTACTCAAAATACCAAGAGCCATCACAACACCATCCCTCTCTTCCGTTGAAGTTAGGATTGTTTTCGTTTAGGTATATGCTCTTTTTAGTTCCTTTTATCCTTTCTATATCTATATTAGAGTATTCCGGCTTTAATATGTTTCCGTCTTGATCAAATAAAACCCTACTCTCATTGTCTTGAAGATAGGCGCTACTTGAGTTTAGCTGAATGTTTTCAGTAAGAGGGAAAATAACCCCATCTCTATACAGAGAGATCCTTACCCAGTTCACATAGTCAGAAGGAAGCACAAATCTTAATTCATTGTCAACACTTAACTCTAGCGCCTTAATCTCTTTAAAGGCATCATAGTTTAGTTCTTGAATCGCTCTCTTGGCATGAAACAATACTTGATATCTCTCAACATTATTTACTAGCTCATTATTACCAGCATATATAGCCATAAAGTTATTTACGATATCAGATAGACTTGTGTATTGATACGACCCCCAATTTGTTTCCTCTGCAGGATTGGTTCCGTTTGTGTAATATTGAAACTGACTTAAGTATGCCATATCTTATTTTTCTGATTGAGATTCTTGCGTTAATTCACCATCTGCAAACTTAACCACATCACCCTCTCTTATTGAAACTCCCGCGTATTCTAGAATCTTCATGACTAAGTCGGGCTCATCTGACAAAGGGAGCTCAAAGTCTTGATAGTCTGCCGCAGAAGCATTAAATACTGGGCCTCCAGAAGTTAATTGCACCCATGTCCACTTAGGATCTAAGGGATTTCTAATATAGTAAGAGTCTACGTTAGTAGCTCCATTAATAGTTGTAGGGTATACCTCTATAATATTGCCTCTCTGAACATATACCGGGAAAGCAGCAGTGGGGGCCAATAGGTTTGTTGATATTAAACTTCTTATCTTATTTTCTTCTACCTTCTCTATCTCTACACCTGGTTGTCCAGCTCCGATTGTGTTGTATTGAACGACATTTAAAAGGTAGTAGTCTGAAGGTAAATTGTATTTGCTTGTATTAGCGGTGGCTTGAGTTAAAGTTGTTGTCTTGGAAAAGCTAGAAATAACCTCTTCATATCCTTTGCTTATATCGACAAGCCCCGTGCCTGACTGACGAGCATTTTCTTTTACCACTTGATAGTTTAGGTTATAAAAATAATCTTCAAACAAATCCATCTGCGCTTGCTTGGCAAATTGATTAAAGTCTGACGGGGATATATATCCGTAGTTATTTTTATTTAATACCGATAGTACAGTATTCCTTACTGAGTTTATCATTTTTAAAGGTTTTAACAAAGATAGACAAAAAAAAGAGGCCCTCTTGAGGCCCCTTCTTTCTAGTCTTTTACTATAAAAAGATTAACTATTAGCAACTTGGCTAATTGCAAAGTCCAAAGTAACTAAAGGAGCCGCATTAGTATACGGAGCTCTCATTACTGTGCCTAAAGCTTCTACAAGTTGATTTTGAACAGCAAGTCCACTTGCGTCAGCAGCGTGAGTTATAGTGATTAGGTCAGCTGAAGCAGACCCGTTATATTTAATAACAGTTGTTGTTGTGGATGTTTGCTCAATTGATCTAAGCTTACTAGCGTTCAATAGAGCAGTCGGTTGATTTCCGAAATAAAGGTTAAGATACTTTGTCATGATTACGCTACTTGAATGTTAGAGATTACTAGTGGTGAGTCAGCAGTAATGTTTAGAACAGCCTCTGACCACTTTCCTTGAGCTGCTTCTACTAGTTTGTCTTGAAGATAACCTACCATTTCATAAGCAGAGGTATCTGCAGCATGAGTAACGGTAACTTGATCAAATGCACTTGCTCCTAGCATGAATACTATAGTAGTGGTGCTAGTTCCACTATTTACCCAAAGGACTTCCTCCGCTGGGATTACAAGACTACCGTTCGCGGCGGTGTCGTATTGTAAAAATTTTGCCATCAGTTAAAAATATTAGATGTTAATAAAGAACAAAGATAGTCAAAAAAAAAGACCCCATTTCTGAGGTCTTAATTAGAGTAAAGGTGAATTACTTTTGTTTTTCTAGAAGCTTGAGTGTTTCAACACCATCATCGCTCTGCAAATATGATGCCACAATATAGTTGGCAGACTCCCCGAAAGGAACCGTTAACATTTTTGTTTTGTTATTGGGTAAGTTAAAGTATACATCTTTGTTTTTATTACGCATCCCTAGCAGTCCATCTTCAAAGAACTTAGCAACCTTGCTCTCTAGCTCAAGCATAGGGTCGTTAAGTAAATCTAAAAACTCAAAAGGGTTCTGCTTGGCAAAGACCAACACATCTCTTTTTAACTCTGCGGTAGTCATCTTGTCAACAGAAGAGCCTAAGAGAACACGAGATATATTCTCAAGCATGTCTAGTGTTAAGCTACGAGCTGCAATCAAAGCATCTACCTCCGCGTCAAGGCTCTGAACCTCTTCTTTAGCCTCAGCCTCTTTGTTAACCTCTACAAATATATCACCAAACCCAGGGTGGTAAGATAAAAACTCTTGAAGAACAGGGTTGTCTTTAGGAACATGCAAAAAGCCATCATCAAAGATTATAGGCTCAACAATAGCAGTTCCATCTTGCTCGTCTTCAAAAGGTGATTTTTGGTTTCTAGCATATCGAAGAGGTCGATTGCTAGTCCCATCAAAATACAATAGAGGCTTACGACGAGTGTGTCGTGATGATAGCATAAATGATAATGGTGGGGTTTTTCTTTTTAGGACATAGTTCATGTCCACGGAATTCTTATTTTTTTTCATTAGATATAATTTAATATGATTTAAAAAAAGGGAGGGTGTTTAAACACCCCCCCGTTGAGTTTATTTATCCTTCAAACAAGAAGAAGTTGTTAGCACCTAAAGTACAAACAGCACGCTCAGAAAGGTAGTTAACCTCCATTGCGTCAAGATCGCTTGTAGCAGCACCTCCAGCAGAACCTGTAATCCAAGTCTTATATCGACGATCTTCAGTCTCTGAAGCACGATATCTAACGTGAAGGAAAGGACGCTTAGCGTTCTTACCAAGAATTTGGTCATAAACAGTAGTAGATCCAGCAGGAACTAAAAGCCCTGAAATCTTACCAGCATTTAAACCACCACGCATAGTTGGGTCGTTCAAATATTTCCAGTCAGTCTTATAGAAGTCATAACCACGAGTGAAGCCTTTGAAACCTAAGTTTAAAGCCATCTCTTCGTCATTATCAAACAATCCGTAAGAAGTACCACCTGCTCCATAAGAGTTCTGTGCAGCTAGCATATCATCAACGTCAAAACCGAACTGACGGTTTAAGAAAATAACATTCTCTTGAATAGCTCCTTGCTTGTCTAATCTTTCGATCATAGCATCAAAGTCAGCCAATGTAGTTGGATTTCCTCCAGACCAAACATTACCTCTAGCTCCCACAACGTGGAAGACACCTTCAGATCCTTTGTTTCCAACATCAGCTCCAGCACCAATAGCTCCTGAATTAGCTTCAGCAGGAACGGCCTCAACCATAGCAGTCTCTAGGTAGTCCTCAAAGCGGAGACGAGTCTCGTGCTCTGATTTCATGTACCATAGGTATCCAGAAGCACCATTCTCAGTAGTTACCTCTACCCATCCAATCTGAGCCATGTCAGAACCAGAAACAGCATACTTGTCCTTGATAATGATAGGAGAGTTCTCAAAAATTGAATCGTCAGCCTCTAAAGACTCAACCATTCCGTTTGTTCCTTTCTTAAATTCAGAACCATAGATAAATACAGTGAACTTTGTCCCTGCAGCCGCAGTCATACCAGCTGCCTCATAGAAAGCAACAGTAAATGTTCCAGCAGCGTAGTCTACTGCAGTTACAATAGCCTTATTAGTTATTGAAAGAGAGTTAGCCGAAAACATAACTGTCTGTCCAATTCTGATAGCGATACCACCCGTATTTGGATTAAGCGTATCGTTAACAGTAAAGACTCCAGTATCAGAAGCAGCTAAACCCCCTGCAGGAGGAGTAACATCAACATACTTAGTGTGAAGTCTTCCTTGCTCAGCCCATTTGATAAGGTCAGAGTTAGAAGGCATTTCAGCGCCAACCATTCTCAAGAAAGAAGCTACGGTACGGTTACCGTATCTCTCAAATTCCTTTTCATAAGTATCAGGAAGATACTGATTCAAGAAATTGAAGTTAGTAATATAATTCGTGGCAAGCGCTACGCGCTCGGCACTGGGTTGTAAGTCAAACCCGGGAACTGCATCTACAGCCATAATAATTTATTTTAATCATTTATTTTTATTTGAACGGATCCTCAAGCCACGACCGGAGTCAGTGCTTACGGACTTCACGTTAAACCCTCCTTTACTAAGATTCTGTGGCGTCTGCCTAATGTCCATATTAATGTTCTTAGACTTTCTTGCTACATTATCTACAGCGTCCGACATGCCTTGCTCATAGAAGAACTTGGCTACTCGGTCTGGGTTCATCGCCATCGCTAGAGCTTTATGGTATCCCTTGGCATCATCAATAACACCATCTTTGTTAACATACTTTGAAATAAAGTTATTAAGATCAGATTGAGTGCTTTTAATTTCTGCAGCATCAGCAGGAGAGTAGACTATATCCCTATCATTAACATTGAACTCAAAACCTTTGAATTCGTTATTGAAGTATTCGTCCGTCTTCTTTTGAAACCATTCGTACTTTTTACGTTCCTCATCTTGGATATTTAAAGCCTTCGCTTGGTATTCCTTGTAAGCATTGATTTCTTCTTGGTCTTTTGTAGAAGCGACCCCTGGGCTTGACTCAAGAGGGGCTTTGTACTTCTCTTTTTGATCCTCAAAGAAGTTCTTTGCTTTGGCAAGTTCTTTTTTCTTAGCTACCTTCTTACGCCTAATGTCTGACTCTTCATCAATTTCTTTGTCATAACCGAACTCTTCTTCGATCATAAAAGAAATGTCATCACTATCGAGACCATCTTCTTTGTTGGCGTAATATCTCGCTAAGAGAGTATTGTCGTCTAGGTCATCAAAGTCTTCATTTAATTTAATAAAGTCTTTAATCCCTCGACCTGTTTCTTTTTTATAGTTTAAATAAGCAGAAACATCTTCTGGTAAATCTTCAGCTTGCTCTCTTTCTGAAAACAATTGATCTACAGAGTCAATCTGCTTATCATATCTATTTTTAATATATGAAAGAACGTCTTCCTCTTTAAGTGAGGAACTCTCTTTTTCAGGTTCGGCAACTTGAGTTTCCTCAGTAGCTACCTCTACTGTATTTGTTTCTGGAACTTTTTCTTCTTGAGAAAATTCCTCTTCGTGCTTAGCTAGCAATTCATTTTCAACTTCTTGAACTGACTTTGCTTCGACATCAGCGACTTCTTTTACTGTGATTTTCATAGATTTAATTTAATTGATACAAAGTTAATACTTATTTATTTATTTTTTTCCGCTCGCTTTTTTTTTCTATATGCCCTCATTGCATCTCGTTTGTCTTTTCCTTTTTTCCATGAGCCAGCAGCAAACCTTTCTGCTCTCCTTTCCTTTTTAAACACATAAACCTCTCCAGCCTCTAAGGCTTGCTCGTAGGATTGTGGTCTAGCCTTCTCTTTTCCTTTAAAAGTTATAGTGGGACTAGCCGTGTACACAGTCTTTCCTTTTTTGTTTTGACCCTCCCCATACTCCATCAATACAGTTTTTTCTCTGCCCGATTTATTTCTATCTAAATTTCTAAGGTGTTTTTTGCGTCTTCTCTTTATTGGTTCAGTCATATTATCGAGGATTAAACTCGGCAAAATCAAAGCCATCTAGAGAGTCTTCGTTAGACTCAAACTTAATGGGGGGTAAATTGTTTTTCCTTTGATTTATAAGCTTAGACTGTTCTGAGTTCTGTTGACTTATACGTTCGGATTTAGAGTCTTCTTTGTTTTTTTCCCTATCATTAATTGATATTTGAGACATGCCCTGTATTTGCATTTGATATTGAAACTCCGTAGCCATCAGTTCTTTCTTAAGCATTGCCTCATTCTTAAGCTTTTCTATTTCAAAAGCAACATCAGCTTGTCGATACTGTATTTTAGATTGAGTTTCAGCTTGTATCTTTTGCATAGATGTTTGTGCTGCCATCTGTTGAGACTGAGCGTTTATCTGAGCTTGAGACTGTTGTTTAATCATCTCTGATTGCTGTTGTTGAGCAGCCTTTTGATTTCTTTTAACTTTTAATAATTGATTTGCAACTTTAATATTTTTTATTTCTCTTATGTCAATAGCATCTTCTAAGCCAATTGCATCTCTAGACAAAGCCATTTGTATATTTGCTTCTAGCTGAGTTCTTTGCTCTTCGTCTGGAGACATTTCTATAAAGACTCCAAAGTCATACATATACAAGTTTTTTATGTCTTTTAAAAGACGCACATTATACTTGCCTATCTGCATAGCGAACTCTTCTTTAAAGTCAGCATACTCCATAATGTCTGCGATTCTACACGACAAGGCCTCCGCCAGTGTCCTAGTTATATATAGACTACCCTCTAAAATATGTCTAGTTGCCGTGTTAGAATTTAAAGCGGCTAACTTTTGAACTCCGACAAGAGCGTTAGGATCTGGTGTCGAGCCATCCCTAACTTCGTTTAAACCAGTTACTGAGCGAATCATATCCATATAGTGATTGTAGTTGCCAATCAATGCAGCCATTTTAGATTGCCCAGAGTTAGAAGTTAGTTGTTGAATAGGAACGCGAGCATTATTAAATTCACCGTCTTGTGTATAGCTACGACCAATAACACTACCTGTTTGGAAATATAAGCGCAACGCGTCTTCAGGATTATATGCTGCGCCAGTCCCTAAGTCAACTTCATTAAGACCATCGGCATCAATAAACACACCGTCTGGAACTATTCTTGATATAACTTGCTGCATCTTTAAGTGCGTAACTTGAATTAAATCAGCAAAAGGAATCATTCTTCTAACCAAGGACTCTATGTTCCCTTTGTACATTCTAGGTGCGCTTGCAACGTAGTTAGGCATGGCATGCTGAGAAGCTGACTTAGGCCGAACCATATTCTCCATCATTTTCCATTTCAACATAATGTTGGTTCCCATAACCATCACTCCCTCATACCATACGTCTATTGTTTTTTCAACTTTAGTAAAGTTACCTTCCTCCATCATCTCTTCAGGCGGATTAAAGTTGTCGTCTTTCTCTATTACTCTAGAGTTTCCATTGTCTAAGTCCTTCTTTTTATAAACAAACTTATTTGTTGTCTTATAATTAAAATACATTAGAGTAGCAGAGTCTCTACTGAAAATATCATTCTGATACTGCTCGGCTACATTAAAATAATCATACCAACTCTGACTATACTTTGATATTGTTTCTAAATCTTCAGTTGTAAGACTAGGGTCGATTTTAATAAGTTCAGTTATGGGTAATGTTTTAATTTCTCCCCAATAAAAACAATCTTTAAACTGAGGGTCTTCGGTATAGCTATACACCACATTAGCAGGGTCAACATAACTTACCTGAACTCCAGCTCCAGGAAGAAATTCTTGCTTTACTATACCAACACCTATTGTAGCTAAATCATAGTCTACTCTTTTTCGTGTGTCTATATAGTGATTGTCTTCTAAGAGAGTATTTATTGCTTGCTCTTCTGCTATTTCAATTGCTGGTTTGTAATTTAACTGCATATAAAGAGCTAACTCGTCGTCATCGTTTGGAAGTTTTGCTGGATCTACAGTAAACGGATCAATATCAAATGTTTCCGCCATTACTGACATAACATCTTTTGACACCATTTCTGTTTCTACATTCTCTTGAAATACGTTTCTGTTCTCCGCAGAAAGAGCGTCTTGAGCAAACGCTTTTATTTCAAACTGTCTCTCTTGCATTCCGTTTACAACAATGTCAACGAACTTTGGAAGGATAGGAACGGGTGTCCAGTCTAGGTTTAAATAGCTTAAATCACCATCTACAGAAAGCTCATTTTTGTATTTAGCAACCGATTGTTCGCCTCTAGCATAAAGCCTTAAACGATTAAACTCACGCCACTGACCGTAGTATCTACAAGACCCACTGTCTCTTTTAAACCATTCATACTGAATGGATTGTCCTATCTTGAGCCCAAACTCTTGAGTCGCCTTCTCTGCGTCAGATACAAACTGACTCGGAAACCCCGAGGGCAAAATGTCAATACTTACCTCTTTCATTTACTGTAATAGTTCGCTGAACGAGCCACGGTTATTATATCTAGCAAAGTTAACGCTTATTTTTGATTGCTTTTGCTCAGGTAGATACATGTGTTTTTGATTGGCCATACACGCTAAACCAGAGCTAATAGTGGCATCAAATTTCGTTCTATTATTAATATCAAATCTTGCCCAATCCTCTAATGTCCGAGCAAAGGGCATAGAGCCCATGTCACCACTCTCTCTATATGTGCCCTCGATGTCTATCCCTACATACTTCTCTATGTAGGACTCCACCGCGGATGCGTGAGACTGCTTTACATCTTCTGACGAGTTGGGTATCCCGCCTAGCTCCTTTTCGGTCTTAGAGAGCTTGTTAAAGCGCTTGTCGGGCCTGTTCATACTAAAGCCTCTGTAACCTCTGTTTTTAAAATGATACAAGAGCCTAGGTTTATTATTTTCAGCTAGCACTGGCATGCCGTAAAAGACACAAGCCATTAGAACTTCTTCAAAGAATATCTCTGCCGTTTGTGGCCTAGCTACATACTCTAAGAAAAACTCATTGCTAGGGGCGTCGTCCATATTAAACTTTGTCATTCCATGTAGCGCGCCATTAGAGCCACCACCACCAACAACGCCTGAAATATCATAAGAGTCACAACCGAAAGAACCAATATGCTCGTTCCCTGGTAAAAACTTTCCGTTAGATTTTATTACTTTGTTTTGAAGATGCCGAGGGGGCAACCAAGAGACTTTAAACCTGCCGTTCTTCTCAGGAGACCAAACAACCTCTGTGTCTTTCTCTCCGTTCTTCCAATGAAAAGAACCGCGGGTAATAAAATGTTCGGTAATCAGACTATCGTTATAGTCTATCTGCTGATATATCTTTGTAAGATTAAATATTGAGGCCTTGCTCTCATCTCGAAAAGCGTGAGACTCCGTTCTTGGAAACTGCCTATAAAACTCATTTAATGCATCCGCATCAGACTTTAATGATGTAACCTCATTCTCCCAATACTCAATAGCACCCATAGATATCTTTCCTCCGTCTATGCCTTTTATGGGGGCATCGGGACTATACAGAACGGGCATCCCGTATCTGTCAATATACCCCTCAAAGTTCCACTCCATAGGCACAAACAAAGAGTATAGACCGCTCTTGGTCTGTCCGTTAGGATTTCTTTTAGTGAGGTCAGAGTCATAGTATAACTTCTTAAAGTTATCACCCCCCTTGTCTAAAGCGTTAGAAGTAGAGCCCATCATACACTTACCTATAACCTTAGACCCTAGCCTCAAACAAGTCTTGGTTACCCTCCAATTATTTAAAATATTATCGGGCTTCATCCACTTACCAGACTCATCATGAATTAAGAGTTGAAGCTTTTCTCCGTCATAGCTGTTGTCAGAAGTATTCCTCCAGTCTATGGTAGTGTCTAGTCCCTCAACGTCCTCGCTCTCAACATTGATCATGTTCTTTTTAGTAATCTTTGAGGCGGGTACACGATAGGCGAGCTCAGTCTTTGGCTTGTCCATACCATCCATAATCGGCTTGAAGAAAAAAGGAAGATTGCTATTAATAGGAACCACCTTGTCTGTAAACATTTTTTTAGCATCACCACCCGTCTTAGAGAGTATTCCTACTCTAGCGTCTTTTGCCACTGTCGCAATATTTATAGTCTCTGATGAACCCATAAAAGAAAAACCTGAACGTCTAATCTTTAGGTAGCACATTCCAAAAGACCGAATATCAGCCTTACAAGCCTCCCAGAAAATAAAGAATATTCTATTTGCCTCTCTAAAGTCCGGAAGGCCTACATCAATTTTTGTCCACTGCAAATACATATAATGAGAGCCAGTCATATAGGTTGGAATACCATTATTCATAAACCAGAAACCATTGTCTCTGTTATCAAACTCTGCCTCTATAGAGTCCACCCACTTATCTTTAAAGTTAGCAGGCATATCGTTCCAAGAAAATATAGATTTTATCTTAGATAACTCTTTTGGATATTCAAAAGGATGCCAGTATTGATCGGCTACTTTTTTACTCCTAGAATATATTTTTTTAGGTTGAGATGGTAAGGCTACATATAGACCTCCTATGTTATAGATTTCTCCTATTGTACCGTCTCTAGAGATGACAACAATATCGTACTTCTCGTCATATCCATAGACCCAAGACTTGGCCTTGTTCTTTCTAGAAAAAACAGAGCCTGGGATTACATCTCGCGCAATCTGGTATATATTATTTTGCCCTTCTCTCTGCAAAACCGCCTTTAGATTCATTCTGTTTTACTGGAGCTTCCAACGCTTGGCGCTCGGCATCAATACGAGAGAGTATCTCAAAGGCATCGAAGATAGCAAGCTTCTTTGTTGCCGCGGCATTCTTTAGCCTGTCTGGCGCAAGCTCATCATCTTTGTCATACTTGATGATGTCTTCTTGAGCAACCTTAACTAGCTGAGTAACGGCTTTTTCTCCAGCTTTTATTATCTGTAATTTAATTTCATTAATGTCCATCAAAGCAATATACAAATGTTTTCACTTTCGATAGAAACCTTTTCATCGTAATGTTCAACTGTTATTTTCATTTCTCGTGCTTATGCTCTCTAATATATTCTAATAATGCCATAGCAACTCTATAGTCTGAGTCAAACATTTGTGTTAGTTTTGTCTCAAGTTCAATAATATCTTTTAGTGTCATTTCTTTTCTTTATTAGTGAGGTACATAAACATCACACTTACAAGCAAAGTAATTATTATTAACTCTTTCATTACTCTGTTGTATTAATTATCTGTAATTTAATTTTATTAATGTCCATCAAAGCAATATACAAATGTTTTCACTATTTACTCGATAAAGCTTTTCTCCTTCTACGGTAAATTCATATTCACTATCAGGCGTGTAGGCTATCTCGTCACCCTCTTTTAGCCCTATATTTTGTAGCTTTCTGGTAATATAACGTATCGTCCCGACAAGAGGCTCCTCCTCAGTAAACTTATTTAAATAGTAGTCTTTAGTCTCTGAGGGTTTTATAAAGCAATACTTGCCCGTGGTATTCCATCCGACACCATTGTGATATAGAAAAAACTGATTAAAATCGACAAAGAATATGTCGTCCTTCCAGAAGTTATGACTACTCCTTTCTCGGCCCCGCATATCGTTGTAATACTTAAAAACATTATGATGAACCAAAAGAACATCACCACTCTTAATGTCCCCTTTATAACCAATAGGAACTTCTATTACTTCAGCAAATCTATTAGATACTTTATGGTCTTCTTTTGAAGAGCTCGTGATGAAATCCACATCACCAATTTTCTTAATATTGTCATAGCGCCTTCCTTTTACTGGTTTTATAATAAAAGAATGTGGAGACTTCATGAACCACAATTTTCACATTCAGGGTCATCAATACTACACGATTCAGAAACTTCTTTTTCCTCTAACTCTTCTACCCAATTATCAAAATCTTGCGACATGCCTACTTAAAAATTAATGTTATACTCTATAGAAAAAGGCATATTCGCATTGAATTGTTTCCAAAGAATAACTTCATCATTGCTTTCTACCCAAATTTTTATGTCTCCACTAGACTTATCTTGTTGAATAAGGTGGATTTTATGAGACCCCCCAAGGATGTCTTGTGAAACGATGTAATGCATTGCGCCCGACTTGTAGTCCGCGCCAACGGATAATTTTCTAATGTCCATTAAAGTATATTTTATCCTGGGATATAACCAGCAAATACATATTCAGTTCCTCCAATATTTACCTTAAGCCACGCGTCGGGCTCTGATAAGTATCTAGTCGAACTCTTACCACTACCTACAATAGGTATCGTAGGTTGAGCCGAGGGATCAACGGCAGTCCCATCAGCAGGCTGAGTGCCCGCGCTGTTAACACGCAATGTACCTGCAACAACAACGGGCCCTGTTAGCGTGGTGTTCCCAGTAATCGAAAGATTACCAGTTAAGGTCATGTTGGACGTTGCAACACTCCCTTGTGTTAAAACATTTTGAAGAGTATAAGCGGCAGAAAGATTAGCGACACTAAGAGCCGTAAAGTTCTTAGTTATGTTGGTGTTCTCAACGTCTGTGCCTATGATTACATCGTTGGCTGTTGGAACTGTTATGTTATACGTGCTAATCTTTGCCATGCTATGAATTATAAATAATTTACTCTTTCTCTTCTTCGGGAATCAACTCATACGAACCATCTTTTAGGTCAATATTGACTTTCCCGTATGTTTCTTCTAGTTCTTTTTTAATAACTTCCATTTGCTCAGATTCTTTAGCAAACATTGCTACTAAATCGGCTTTACGAAGTTCTCCAGCTCCAATTTCTCCTTGAATCTGAACCATCTTAGAGTTAAGTTCTGTAACCTTAGCTAACTCTTCTTGTGTGATTTTACTATCTTGCGACATTGAATTTTATTTTATTAATTAAACAAGGGCGTAAATATACAAACTATTTACTTATTCTCCTTCAGCGGGTGGTACAGGCTCACCAATAGTAAGTGTTACTGAAACAGGTGTAATCTCTAAAGCTATTTGACTATCAAGATTTGTTTCCAATTGAGTTACTTGCTCTGCTCCCATAGCTGCTTTAGTCCAAGCGACTACATCAGCGTTTGTAAGATCAGCAAAAGGTGTAAACCCAGAAAGATCACTAGTGCTTATTGTCTCTGTGCCAATACTTGTTGCTGTATAAGCGTTACCCTCTGGGTCTAAAGTATCAGATGTTCCTGTTACTATCCAATGCACGTTATACACAACATCTGTGTATTCTCCGTCAGTAGGGTAACAGTCTACTGTTCTGCAATTCCAATCATATGTTGTTGCCATAATTTATTTATTTATTGTTTTTGGTTTTGATGTTGATATTCTGCCTAAAGATAATTGAAAATCTTCAAGACTCATTTTAATTATTTTTTTACCTGACTTTTTTATTTCAGCTATAAGCTCAGGTGTTGCTTTTTGCATTATCATTAGGTTTGTTTTGTAAATAAAGGTATTAAATAATCTGTTCCGTCAACTTTAATATCTAAGTACGCATCTGGTGTAAAATCTGGTGCATTTTCTGGTTCACTACCAGATACTGCTCCTGCTTGTTCTAATGCAGAACCATATTTAAAAGTACCATTAACAGCAAGTTTATGACCTGGGTTAGTAGTCCCAATACCTACGTTGCCTGCATTGTCAATGCGCATTCTTTCTGTATTATTTGTGCCAAATAGAATACCTAAATTATCATTATGCCAAACTGCTAAGTCACCTCCTGATGATAAACCAAAGTCTCCACCAGTAGAAATACTTGCTGCTCCATTTGTTAATCGTAATGAAGTTGCTGCTGCAGCACTATTATTTATTTGAAGTTGTCTTGTAGGAGAATCAGTCCCAATTCCAACATTAACACCTGAACTTGTTCCATAAACAGTCATTCCAGTTATTATATTTCCAGCAGTAGATTTTACATTAAAATCCATAGAACCTCTGACAGCCGAAAGACTATTTGAATATGTTTTTATATTTCCGTATTCTACTATACTACCATTATAATCTGCGGAAAATTTAATTTTACCTATATCAGTTGAAGTACTCACGTTATTTCCCCCTCTTGATATTAAAACAACACTTTCTGCATTTTCTTTATTTACATTAAGCAATTCAGCAGGAGCAGTAGTCCCAATTCCTACGTTGCCATACATTAAAGTGTCCCTATTTGCCTCAAGACTTAAAACAGGTACATAACCACCAGAATTATCTGTGGTAAAAACCATTCTTGCTTGGTTACTTGTTGTATAATCAACAGTTATATCTGCGTCTGCGTTACTGTTTCTAAATTTTAATATAGTAGAATTAGCTGCTGTTTCTGCTTGTATTCTTATAGATGCATCGCCTGTAGCTCTATATACGTCTAATGAATTTGATGGTGTGTCTTGCCCAATTCCTACGTTGCCATCATATTTTAAAAACAAAGATGTGTTATACGTTTGACTTGAATTAGTAACATCAAAAGCAAGGCCAGCACCTCTGTTAGAAGAAGAATCAGAATCAATTACACTACGTATTCTAGCAGAATTAAGTAAACCATAGGAATAACTTCTATTCTTGAAAATTATACTTCCACCAAACCCAGTGTATGGAAGGTTTGCATTTTCTGCGGTTATAGTTAAAACATTATGAGGTATTGTTCTATCTGAGCTTGCTGCCGTAGACAATAATTCAAGCTTTGTGTCAGGAGAAGTAGTCCCAATTCCTACGTTGCCTGCGCTAGTGATGCGCATTCTTTCTGCTAGAGTACCTGCATCAGATGTCATAAAATTTATCTGTCCACTATTAGTTGCTGAACCTTGTATTGATGATATTCTACCT